TTAAGCTATACCTGCTATCGCGGACGGTTGTACCATTGAAGAACAGATAGACGGCAAAATAGAAAGCTGGTTCCAGACAACCGACCCGGCTAAGGTGTGGATTACTAACACCGAAAAGCGTAAGCACGTTGGCGATATGTGGTATAATAGCAGCACTAAAACACTAAAACGCTATTGTCGCAACACTTCCACAACTTCTACGGGATTGGCAACCGAACTTTTCTTTTGGACTACGATAGAAGACCAAAAAGCGATAGACGCATACGAAGCCGCAAGTCAAGCACAAGACACCGCCGACCGTAAAAGGCAGGTATTCGTAGGGCGGCCTGCCGGCCCTTACGACGTGGGCGACCTTTGGCTAAGGGCATGGACTGACAGCACCGGAGTAGCGCGTAAAGACCTATACCGATGTGTAACATCCCGTGCATCCGGCTTCAATTCTAACGATTGGGCGGAAGCCACATTCTACGACAATACCCAAGTAACCATCGACAAAGGAATCATTACAGCCGGAACGGTGCAGCTTGCTAATAAAAATTCGCAAAGCATTGTAGTCGGAGTAACAGGCGGCGAGGACGAAGCCTCCAACGAAACCGAGGAAAGGAAAGTACGCATTTGGGCCGGTGCAAGCAAGGCAAACCGCTTTACAGCCCCTTTTCGCGTTCTTCAAGATGGTAGTTTTTATGCTACGAAAGCCACCATTTCGGGAACAATTTACGCCAATTCCGGCACTATTGGCGGTTTTGAGATTGGAAGCGGACGAATAGGTACAGCCGCAAGCGGCACATCATCAACAGGTAGCGGATTGTCGTTATACGGCGACTTCATAAAATTCGCGGACTCCTACCGCTGGGCTTCGATAGGCACAAACGTACTTCCGGCATCTTCTGGCTGTGTAGGCGTAGGACGCTTTACTAATTCCACACCAAACACCTACGGAACAAACTATGGCCTACTTTTGGATGTTTCCGGCGGCTTAACCAACATAGCTTTATCAGCCAAAGGCAACATAGTAACGGACACCGTTATGGAAAGCTACGGAATAGCCAAAATAACGCCGTCGGTAAACACTTGCCACATTCCCGGAGAGCTTACAAAGCCCACATTACTACGAATTATTGCCAAGTTTATTTACGACAATAGCGGCGTAGGACTTCCGCCAAGAAGCAGCGTTGCCGATGTGCTGGGAATAGGCAGAAGCACCGCGTTTGCGGTACGCTTCACAATGGTAGTAGACCGAAGCAGTACGAAGACAGGCTACATTTGTGGCCGAAATACCTTCGTGAAAAATAGCAACGGCGGCAACGCGATGGACACCAACCAATATCCTTACCGCCTAAACCAAAACGGCGGACAGGAAACAGGAAAGGCGAACATGGCCGCCGGGGATATTTGCGAATACCTGTTAGTCTACGACGGCGGAAGCAACTACTTCGCATATTGCCTAAATTGGCGTACATAACCACGGAATACTCTGCTAAATAGTGCCTTGTTTGCCTTTCGTCGCGGCGGAAGGCAAACAAACACTTCACGGATATTTAGCGACGTATCATTTTAATACGACAATACGGTAACTTTGCACCAACAAATTTTATACGATATGACAAACAGGAACGGCGACGTAGTGAGCGCACAAGTATCGGTAGCCGGCCTGGTGGACTTTTCCGCCGGGAACTTCCGACTTGATACGCCTTTTTGCGTCAAGAACGACGGAGAAGCGGCCGTAGTGCTTGAAGTCAACCTTTGGGGAATGCCCGAAGGCGAGTTTATAGCCACGCGCTTTACAACCGGGTGGAACCCGGAAATCGTCAGAGAGATAAAGAAAACAAGTCAAACAACCGCCCTTATTTGGGGCTATTAAAATACCTTTCAATATGGGTTTAATAATTGGCATAGGCGACACAACGCCGAAATTTCCTTACGACTACTATTATGGTGTGAGGATTAAGCAGACCGTGGCGGCTACGACCGTCGAGCGCGTGGGCCGCCCGGAACTTCATACTTCGCTGCCTATTCAGTCGAAGATGCGCCGCTGTGTGCTACGCGACAACGGAACGGTAGCCTACTACCTACACCCGACTGACAGCACCAAGCGCGACACCGGGGCCGCCGCAAACCTTACAGGAGCGGACGGCATGGTAATGGTAGAAATCCCGGCGCATTACCGAAAATTTGAGTTCGACGGCCACGACATTGTAGCCCTTATTTCCGAGTACCCCCTGCCGGGCTTCCACCACGTCCCGAAGATATACCGAAGCGCATACGAAGCCACCGTAGACCGCACCGTAGCGGCTACGCCTAAGCTGGCTTCGGTAGTCAATACAACCGCAGCTTTCCGAGGGGGTAACAATAACGCTTCCTACGACGGTACATATAGAACCTTCCTCGGACTTCCGGCTACGTCAATTTCCCTTACCAACTTCCGCAACTACGCCCGAAACCGTGGCACGGCCGGACTTAACGGCAAGGGGTGGAACTGCGACCTATACGCCGCGCAGCTTACGACTTATTGGCTTTACGTCATAGAGTACGCCAACCTTAATTGCCAGGCCGCCTATAACGCGGCCCCGGACGCAAACGGCTACAAGCAGGGCGGATTAGGCGACGGCGTTACCACATGGAATGGCGATTGGAATACCTACAACGGCTATAACTCTATTATACCATGCGGCATTACCAATTCATTAGGCAACAATACCGGGATAGTCAGCCATACGGTAAACAACGGAAACGGCATTACCAAAACATTCAATGTGCCGAGTTATAGAGGGCTTGAAAACCCCTTCGGCCATATTTGGAGTTGGACGGACGGCTGTAAATGTGCCATTCAGTCAGATGCCGACGGCGGACTGTCAAAGTTCTACGTTTGCGACGACCCTGCCAAGTTCCAAGATAACAGTTACAACGACTACGAATATAGGGGCGACATTCCGCGACGTGAAGGCTACGCGAAGTTCCACCTTTGTGGCGAGTTCGGCGACAACGTGCCGCGAGAGATAGGCGGCAGTTCTACCACCTATATGGCGGACTACTTCTATACCAGCGTACCGACTTCCGGCGTGGCTATGCGCGGCGTTCTGTTCGGCGGTTACGCGGATATCGGCGCGTCTGCCGGCCTTTCGTTTGCGGGTACGAATTACGCGGCTTCGGCTGCGTCTACGTACTTCGGCTCTCGGCTTTGCTTTATCCCGTTAGCGTAACGCCGCCATTCCAACGCCCCCACGCAAAAACAATAACACGCTCCAACCGCCGCGCCACATATTCGGCGGTTGGAGTCAATAAAACCAAGATATTATGGACTTCGACCCTTTACGACAGGCAGACCGCGCTTTAAGAAATTGGGTAGCAAGAGCCAAAACCGAAATATTATACGAAAGTAATACAGCAATGAGCGACTACAATACCAAGCCCAAAGGAGAAGACGACGGAACGCTCGCCTTCTTAGGCATTCCACAGGACGAAAACAACAAGCAGTTTAATTGCAGCGAAACCACGCAGCAGAAACTGATAAACCTTTCATTCTTCGTGCTTGACTTCATCGACGGAGTTAAGACGAAGTTCGGAAATGAACGCTTCTTAGTGAAGATAAAGCACCCGGACAACAGCCCCGACAAACCGGGCAAGGTGGAAAAGTTCTTTACCAATTCGACCGAAATAAAATATGTTTTACGGGAGATTAAGAAGCGTAATGCGTTTCCCCGGAAGGTTACTATGAGAGCTTCGGGAACGCGCTATTACTTCGAGTGAAAAATATTAAGGTTGTTTGTCTTCGGGCGTTCTGTTCGGCGGTAACGCGAATAACAGCGCGAATGCCGGCCTTTCGTATGCGAATACGAATAACGCGGCTTCGAATACGAATACGAACATCGGCTCTCAGCTATACTGATTTAGTGAACTTTATAAGAGCTATAAGACAAAGACCGCGCCCCAACAAGGCGAAAAATAGTAACTATTTATAGGGATTTGGTAGGGCCATACCCGAAGAACCCCTTAGAATCAGCAAAGAACCAATGAAAAGGTACGGAAACCTTTACGACACCATAATAAGTCTGGATAACTTACGGCTGGCGGACAACCGCGCCCGTCGCCGTAAGTGCCACACTTACGGCGTAAAGTTGCACGACCGAAACAGGGAAGAAAACCTGCAGCAACTTCACGAGCAGTTGAAGTCCGGCACTTACCGCACTTCGGCATATAGTACCTTCACTATACACGAGCCAAAAGAAAGGCTAATATTCCGGCTTCCATACTTTCCCGACCGCATAGTACACCACGCCGTAATGAATATTTTGGAGCCTATATGGGTAGCGACCTTCACGGCCGACACATATAGCTGCATAAAAGGGCGCGGCATACAGGCGGCAGCGGACAGAGTGAGGAAGACAATAGACCGGGATAAACCCGGCTGCGCCTATTGCTTGAAGATAGACGTAAAGAAGTTCTACCCTTCCATAAACCACGCCATACTAAAAAACATCGTCCGGCGCAGAATAAAAGATACACGGCTTTTGCGCCTGTTGGACGAGATTATAGACAGCGCGGAAGGGCTACCGATTGGCAACTACCTGAGCCAATACTTAGCAAACCTTATGCTTACTTACTTCGACCATTGGATTAAGGAGCAGAAGCGCGTTAGGTATTATTTCCGATACGCCGACGATATTGTAGTATTGCACCACGACAAAAAGTATTTGCGCGAGTTGCTTGCGGAGATAGAAGACTACCTTACGACCCGGTTAGACCTCGCCGTAAAAGGGAATAAGCAAATATTCCCGGTAGCGAAAGACCGCAGCGACCGACACGGACGCGGCATCGACTTTTTGGGCTTCGTGTTCTACCATAGCGAAACACGGCTACGGAAGCGTATAAAGCAAAATCTTTGCCGGAAAGTGGCGAAGTTCGCCAAACGGAAAAAGCCTGTAAGCGAAGCCGAGTTTAAGCAGACAGTGGCCCCGTGGTGGGGTTGGGCCAAGCACAGCGACAGCCAATATTTAATCAACAAACTAAACAAGAAAAGCCCTTATGAAATCAAATTCGGACATTAGACCGACGGCGATACAGCCGCTCGGAAACGGTGCATACCATTATAACTACAACATTGTGGAACGTACCGAAGAAGTAGAACCCCAGGCCGCCGGAGAGGACGGCACGGAACCCGGTGCCGAGGACATAGCGGACAACGCGCCGCAGACCCGGACAGCCTACGACTACGACACCGTGGAAGTCTACGGAGTACCCAACTACAAAGACCTTACACGGGCCGTTATCCGTTCCGAAGTGTCGGAAACGGAAGAGTTCGGGCTGATTAACGACTACAACGCCGCAAAAGCCGGGCTTATAGAAGACGAAGCCGAGGCAGAGGAAGCCGAAGCCCGGTACACGACGCACCTTTGCCGCGTCAGCGAAATAAAGGCGATGGTTAAGGCAGACTTAACCGCCGCCGGGTATTAAACAACCAAACACCAATGCAATGGAATATTTACCCGCCATTCTTAGCGCGATAGGCACCATAATAGCCGCCTACTTCGCCTATAACCAATATACGAAGAACAAACTTACCGACTTGAAGGTAGAGCAGATGCAGCGCGATAACGAGGTAAAGCGCAAGCGTCGCTCCGATAATTCCGCATTAGTTCACGGCGAGTTGTGGGAAGTGTTGCACAGCTTGAAAGCCGACCGCGTTTATATAGTTCAGCCGCACCCGTTAGGCAACGAAAGCATGGTAAGCGTCTACTTCGAGAGCAAACGCAAAGGAGTGGAAAGCATGAAGCCGCGAGTTCAGAACTTGAAAATGTGCGACGTAGCCAAGTTTTGCAGCGAGCTTGCAAAGAACCTGTTTATATTCATTACGGACATAGACGCACAGGTTAGCGACCGTTACGCCAAATCGTTGCTTTCGTCGTGCGGTACTTCCCAAGTGATAATAAAGCGGCTGGCAGACAATTCGCACGATTGGGTAGGCTCTATTTTCTGCGAGTTCACGCACGGAACAGCGATAAACGAGAAAGAGGCCCGGGCCATTCTTCACGAAGCCGCGCTTAACATTCAGTACATTCTCCCGGAATTTGTAGACTAAACCATCATATATAACAGGACATGGCAAATATCAATATTCTAAGCCCCTTTATACTTTCGTGGGAAGGCGGCTTTGTAAACGACCCCCACGACCGGGGCGGAGCTACCAACCGGGGCGTAACCATTGCCACATGGCGGCAAGTGGGCTACGACAAAGACGGCGACGGCGATATAGACGTAGACGACCTCAAGTTAATAACCGCAGCCGACGCGGTAGACCGTGTTATGAAACCGCACTATTGGGATAGGTATCAGGCCGACCGCATAAAATCCCAAAGCGTAGCTAACATTGTCGTCGATTGGGTATGGGCTTCCGGGCGGCACGGCATTACCCAAGTGCAGCAGCTTCTCGGAGTGAAGGCTGACGGCATTGTAGGCGAAAACACCTTAGCCGCCATAAACGCCCAAGACCCACGGCAGCTATTCGACAGAATCAAGGCGGCGCGTGTCGCTTTCATTGAAGGGATAGTAGCCCGGAATCCGTCGCAACGCCGATTTAGAAAAGGCTGGCTAACCCGACTTGACTACATCAAGTTCGGAAGCCTTACCCACAACAGCCGGACACCACAAACACTATATTTCAACGACCGATGAAAAGAACGCTTATAATTCTAATTGCCGCCGTCGCCCTGTGCTTCTTCGCCGGGTGCAGTTCAACCAAGAAGGCCGTTAAAGCCGACGTAACCGAGGAAGCCGCTATAACTGCTTCTTCCGAACAGCGCACCCACGAAGAAACAACAGGAGCGGCCGCGATACTTACTACCACGCAAAGCAACGAAAGGCAGAACGTGATAATCGACTTCACTAAGATAGAGTTTTACCCCGGCGTAATTCCGCCGCTTCCCCCGGACAGCACTGGCCGCCGCGATTGGCTTAACGCCATATTAGCTGCAGCCGATACCGCCGACGGAGAAAAGGCAAAGCCCCCCAACGTCAAATCGGCGACCAAAGGACGGATAACCATCAACGGCGAGAAACAGCACGGATCCGAAACGAAAGCCGAAGCCCAAACGTCCGCCACAACCGACAGCCAAAACAAAGCCGACGTAGCCGCCGACACCAAGACCAAGGACAAAACCAAGACCGAGGAAACAAAAAAGCCGACCCCCGGCTTTTGGGGCTGGGGCTACTACGGAGCATTAGGGCGCATAGTAATAAACCTGTGTTTCGGGAATAAATTTATACCTTTGCAGTCTAAAACAGATTGCGATGGAAAAGA